AAAAATTAGATAACAAGGCAGATAAATAATGTCAGCAAGAGATCGGAAACGCTTAGAGCAATTAACCGAAAGCGCACAAACAAATGCAAAACTAGATGAAATTTTAGATTTGACCCGTGCAGTCAATCATAAAATCGACCGTTTAGATGGGCGTGTGGATGATATTGATGTCCGTTTAGCTAAGGTAGAAAACAGTATGGCTAAATTGGGTGTGCGATCCGCTTTAGTTGGCGGTCTGGGCGGTTTATTGGTATCGGTTGGATTTGAGCTAATCAAAGCCAAATTAGGAGGCTAGTGAATATGGCACATGATGAAAAAACCAAGGCAGATGTGCGCCGTTATTATGTGTTTGATTGCTTGACGCTTGAATTAGCCGCAGAAAAAGCCAAAGTGTCCTATAACACTGCTCGACGCTGGAAACGTGAAGCCGAAGCTCGCGGCGATAATTGGGACAAAGTGCGTGATGCATCAACAATGGCAAGTGGAAAGGTTGAGGATGTTGCTCGTGGTATGCTCACCACCTTTGTGCTTTATTTTGAAAGTACCATGGATGAGTTGCGCAAGACCGAAGACTTGCCTGTTAGTGAGAAAGCAAAACTGATTCAAGGCTTGGGTGACAGTTACTCGAAAATGGTGGCGAGCAGTAAGCGGTTGTTGCCTGAAGTGTCTGAGTTGGCGACAGCGTGGAAAGTTATTGAGATGGTAACTAATCTAATCAAAACTAAACATTCTGATTTATTGCCTACCTTTTTGTCTGTTTTAGATGACTTAGAAAGCATTGTTAAGCAGGAGTTTAAATAATGGAAAAGCAAAATCAAAGCATTGTGCATAAGCATTACTATTTTCGCTGGATTGTGCAATTTGTCTGCATTGTATGTGCTTTTAAGTTAATGGCTGCCGGTATCAAAGGTTGGGGCTGGCTTTTATTTATTGCGGTAATGTTATAGATGAAATACAAAGATTTCGAAAAACAGCTCGAACAACTACGTGCTGAATTACAGCGCAATATCGAAGCGAATTTTGAAGGTTGGGATGATAAACCGCATGCGATTGCAGAGCGTCGTAAAAAAGTCTTAGATAAAGAAAAAGGGTTTGAATATTTTGTTCAAGCCTATTTTCCGCATTATGTACGTTCTCCACATAAATCCCAGTTACACGAATATCTGTTTAAAAATCTTCCGCTTTCGGTTGAAGAAACAGATAAATCCGTCCGACAAGCTATTGCCGCACCCCGCGGTGAGGCGAAATCCACTATTTGTACGCAATTATTCCCGCTTTGGTGCATGGTATGTAACCTTAAAAATTACATTATTATTGCTATGGATACCAAAGAGCAAGCCTATGGCATGTTAGAAGCCATTAAAGTTGAGGTTGAGTCAAACCCAAGACTTGCTATTGATTTCCCCGAACTTACGCCGGGCAAAGTTTGGCGTGCCGGTGCAATTCTTACGTCTAAAGGGCAAAAAGTGGAAGCGGTCGGTGCTGGGCAAAAGCTACGTGGACGTCGCCATGGAGCTTTTCGTCCTGATTTAGTTGTATTAGATGATATAGAGAACGATGAAACTGTTCAAACACCTGAACAGCGCAATAAATTACACAACTGGATTTTAAAAGCCGTTCTAAAACTTGGTGCCGCCGGTGAGAAATTTGACGTAATTTACGTCGGCACTATTTTGCACTATGACAGCGTATTGAACCGAATTTTAAATACTAAAGGCTGGAGAAGTGTCCGATTTAAAGCCATTTTGCGTATGCCGGACAATATGACGTTATGGGATGAATGGGAAAACATCTATTTGTCTGAAGAAGGCGACGACGACACCTTATCTGACTTATTTTATCAACAGCATAAATCGGAAATGGATGCTGGTTCCGTTGTGTCATGGCTTGCCCGCCCAATTTTATATTTAATGAAAGAACGCGCCAAAGACGGACATTCGGCATTTGATTCCGAGTATCAAAATGACCCGGTCAGTGGCGATGACGCGATTTTTGCCAATAGTCTCCATTATTGGACAGAGTTACCTAATAACTTGATTTATTTTGGTGCGGTTGACCCATCACTGGGTAAAGCAGGTGCAAGCCGTGACCCGTCTGCGATTTTGGTTGGCGGCTATCACAGAGAAACTGGCAAATTGTATGTAGTTGAAGCGCAGATTAAAAAGCGTTTACCCGATTTAATTATTGAGGACGTTATTCGCCTACATACACAGTATAACTGCCATCGTTGGTTTGTAGAGACAGTACAGTTCCAGGAATTTTTAAAAACCGAGTTGGTTAAACGTTCAGCTGCGCGCGGGAAACCTGTGCCTGCTACGGCAACAAAACCCAATAGTGACAAAATGCTTCGCATTGAGAGCTTGCAACCGCATATTGCCAATGGGTTAATTTTATTACACCGCTCACAATCCACCCTTGAATCACAGTTAAGACATTTTCCAAAAGCTGATCATGATGATGGCCCAGACGCACTGGAGATGCTATGGCGTAATGCAGTAAGTAGTTCTGCGGTGATTGAATGGATAAGTATTAGTGAGTTAGATGATAGCGAGTGGGATGAAGATGAATCGGATCTTTATTCTGTGTGGAAACAATAAGGTGAATTTATGGGATTGTTAGACAAATTTAAAAACCTTTTAAAAGGCAATGAAACAGAGCCTACGCAAACTGATGACGCGGAAGTTACTGCTACAGGACGAGTGTTAGACGATCATCCTTCAGCCAAAATTACACCATCAAAATTGAAACAAATTTTAGATGATGCAGAAAATGGTGATATTCAGGCTCAGCATCAGCTTTTTATGGATATTGAAGAGCAAGACAGTAGCATTGCGGCAAACATAATGACACGTAAGCGTTCAGTGCTTACGCTTGATTGGCGTATTGTCGAACCACGTAATGCAACACCAGCAGAAGAAAAATTACAAGCAGAAATTGACGAGCTATTTTACCAATATCCTAACCTTGAAGATTTATTTATGGATCTCATGGATGCGGTCGGGCATGGGTTTTCTGCGCTCGAAATTCAATGGGCGCAAGTAGATGGCAAATGGGTTCCCAAAGGCTTTAAACCTTGTCCGCAGTCTTGGTTTAAATTGGATAAAGACGATAGTTTATTATTACGCACGCCAGCCAATCAAATGGGTGAGCCTTTACGTCCTTTTGGGTGGGTGGTGCATCGCCATAAATCTCGTTCGACACAGTTGGCTCGTGATGGCTTATATCGCACATTGGCATGGCTTTATATGTATAAGCATTATTCTGTGCGTGATTTTGCCGAGTTTTTGGAACTCTATGGTATGCCTATTCGTATTGGTAAATACGGTGCAGGCGCGACGACAAGTGAAAAACGTACCCTGTTACGTGCACTTGCAGATATTGGTCATAATGCCGCAGGTATTATGCCTGAATCCATGCAGATTGAACTTCACAATGTAGCAAGTGCTGGAGCCGCATCAGGTAACAATCCATTCTTACAGATGGTAGATTGGTGCGAAAAATCTATTGCGCGTTTGATTTTGGGGCAAACCTTAACATCGGGGGCGGATGGTAAAATCTCCACCAATGCGTTAGGTAATGTGCATAATGAAGTGCGTCGTGATTTGATGATTAGTGATGCAAAACAGATTGCACAAACTATCACTCAACAAATCATTTTGCCGTATTTGCAGATTAATATTGATCCGAATATTGCCCCTTATCGTGTCCCTTATTTTGAGTTTGATACGAAAGAATATGAAGATTTATCCGTATTTGCGGATGCAATCCCTAAACTTACCGGCATTGGCGTTCAAATTTCAGAGAGTTGGGTGCGTGATAAATTAGGTATTCCTGAGCCACAAGAAGGAGAACTGATTTTAAGCACACCACAAGGCGAGAAAACGGACGAGAAAACTACCGCGCTTTCTGCAGTGTTTAACCACGGTAAAGGCTGTACTTGCGGTTGTCGTTCTGCTGCGTTGTCGGCTAAAAATGGAAAAAAGGACGAACAAGATGAATTGGACGGTTTGATTGATGATGCAATGGTTAATGCAGATTTTAATCAACAGCTTGATCCTATGATGAAACAAATTGTAGGCGTGGTTATGGCAAGTGAAAGCTATGACGATGCACAGGAAAAACTAATCGCACTTTATCCTGATTTAACCAGTGAAAGCCATCAGGCCTATTTGGCAAGTGCGGTATTTTTAGCTGATTTATTAGGAGCTGCCAATGCCGAGCGCACCTAAGTTTGCCATTGGCGTAGAACCAAAACAAGCCATTGAGTTTTTACGCCAAAAGAAAATGCTTGCCAGTAAGGTATTAGTAAAAGAAATGCATGATAGCGCATTGGCACGTGCCACGACGATTGCGCGCCTAACCAGTCTTGATATGACAAAGGATATTTACCAATCTTTAGAAACCGCTATGCGTGAGGGCAAAGGATTCTACGCTTGGAAAAAAGAACTGGTGAGTGAATTTGAACGTAAAGGCTGGATTTTTGGGAAAGAACCGTCTATCCGTGGCATTGATGGGCATTTACTGGCAGATCCAAACACAGGGGAATATTTTGGCACACCGCGTCGGTTAAATACGATTTATCGTGTCAATATGCAGTCAGCTTATTCGGCTTCGCGTTATCAACGCTTGCGTGATAACGTGGATAACCGCCCTTATTGGCAATATTCTGCCGTGGGTGATGCGCGTACTCGTCCTGCCCATTTAGCATTGAGCGGTAAAGTGTATCGTTATGATGATCCGTTTTGGTCGACATTCTACCCGCCTAATGGGTTTAATTGTCGCTGTACGGTGATTGCGTTAGGCGAAAGAGATTTGAAACGCCGTGGCATGGATAAGCCTGACGATAGCTCGGAATTTTTGGTAGAGGTGGAACGCCCTGCGGATAAACAAGGTAATCGCGAAAAGACGGTAGGGTTTAAATTACCTGATGGTACGGTACGCGTGACGGATAAAGGCTTTGATTACAATGTGGGGCGTATTGCGTATAAGCCGAATTTGGATCTTTATCCGGAAAAGCTGGCGTATGCGTTTGCGAAGGTGGAAATGAAAGGTGCGGAGTTTAAGCAAGATTTTGAATTGTTGGCAAAGCATGTGGCAGAGATGAAACAAACGCTCACCCCTGACGGAAAAAAACTCACCACTGAGCAGATGTTACAGGTACGTGATAGCCTAACCAAAAACTTTAAATTTGCAGCAGGTGTGTTAAGCGCGGAAAGTAGGGATTTATTGAAAAGCAAAACTGGCACAGTGTGGCTTTCTGATGATACTTTGATTAAGCAATTTAATAGCCGTGATGGGCAGAATTTTGGGATTGATGAGTATGCGGATTTGCCAGATATCATCAATTCTCCAGATAAAATTGTAGTTGATGAACTAGGATACCAATTTTATAAGGATGTTAATGGTAAGAAACTGCTTGCAGTATTGAAGGTTTTAAGCAAAGAACCAGAAATTTTTGTACAGTCGTTTAGATTAGTAAGTGATAAGCAATGGAGAAAGGCATTTAAAGAGTAAGCCACTAGGCGGGGCTCGAACCCACCGCACACAGTCCAAGGTACTATTTCAACCTATCGCTTGCGATCCTCGAGATTCATCGCTTTTCTAGTGGCTATGTGACTATACCCCGTTAAATTTTAAAAATCAACGATTATGATAGAAATTGAAATCAATAATGCGCAAGAAGTTGCCATTGTACTAGAGCGACTTGCACAAGCTACCACTCATCGCACCCCGTTAATGCGAAGTATTGCAGGCACAATGGAATCTGCTGTGCTGCAAAATTTTGATGTTGGGGGGCGTCCAAAATGGCTGGGGCTTAAATATCGCCAAGGTACACCGTTGGTTGATACAGAAAATTTGATGGGCAGTATCACGTCTGACTACACTAACGATACCGCTGTTGTAGGAACGAATGAACCGTATGCGGCGATCCATCAATTCGGCGGTAAAGCAGGGCGTGGACGGAAAACCACGATTCCTGCTCGTCCATTCTTAAAATTAACACCTGAAGATGACGCGGATATCATGGAAGATATTCAAGCGTATTTTCAACGTTTAATTAAATAATTTAGATAAGCGTCCTAAATCGCACGTATAGCGGTTTTATTATTTCAAGGTATAAGTTTTCATCTTTAAATTTTTAAAACGTTTTAAAACGGTTTTAAAGCGTTTTAAAATGGGTTTGTGTTGTTTCTTATAATCTAATCTTTTATTCCTCCAGTATCTACTCTTTCAAAAAATTGAAATTATGTGACCGTGCTGAAGTCGCTCATCTCTTTTTACCCTTTCTTATCAAGTATTCTGTCATCCTAGATTGAGTTTTTAAGGATGGTTTCAGATGAAATTAACAGTTGCCGCTTGTAGTTTTGAAATTGACAAAGCGAAGTATGGTCGTATCCAACTTTTACCTTATGGAAAATTTCGCGCCACAGACGGCAGACCAACCGATGTGGAGGCATGGTATGTAACGGACACAAATGGTGCGGATGTGGTGGCGTTGGCTAACAATCAACGTAATCCTCTGCCAATTGACTATGAACATCAAATTATTCACTCCCTAAAAAACGGCAAAGAAGCACCAAGTGCGGGTTGGATGGAATATTTTTATTTCACACCACAAGGTATTTTTGCTGATGTTCGTTGGACTGATAAAGCCACGGACTACATCAAAAACGGCGAATATCGTTATATCTCGGCAGTCTTTTCCTATGATACTGACGGTTATGTTCGCAAAATCTTCCACGCAGCCTTAACCAATACTCCAGCTTTAGACGGCATGGAGGAAGCCATGGTGGCAGCGAGCGTGAATTTGTTACAAGAGGAATCCCCAATGGATAAAAACTTACAGGCAGCATTATGTGCTCTGTTTGGTTTGAAACCAGATAGCACAGAGGCTGAAATGACAGCGAAAGTGACTGCACTTTCTGCAGCAAAAGGTAAATCTGATGTGGACGTGTTAGACGTTTACGCAAAATTAGCTGAAAAAGAACAATCAGTGGCAGCGTTATCTACACAAGTGGGCAACCCTGATCCAGCTAAATTTGTACCCGTTGAACAAGTTGCTGTATTGCAGGCAGATTTTAACGCCCTTAAAGCATCAGTTGAAACAGATAAAAAAGATGCATTAATCACAGCCGCCTTATCGCAAGGTAAGTTATCGCCTGCGTTAAAAGATTGGGCGCAAAGTTTATCTGTAGAAGCGTTAAGTGCTTACTTAGAAAAAGCGCCTGCGATGGCCGCATTAAGTGGCGAGCCACAAGCAAAAACTGATCCTGATCAGAATGTTGTGGCATTAAGTGCAGCAGAACAA